GAACCACTATGCTATCCTTGTATCCAATTTGAAAATTTCCTACGTTTTCAAGTACAAGATAAGCATAACGCTTCTTCTTTTTCTTCTATGTCTTGGAAAGGGTTGCCCCAATCCAATTGCAAAAGTAACTAAAATCCTTGATAAATCCCTTTCATTGAATGATTTTCTTTACTTCTTGGGTGGAATTTATGCATATTCAGATTTTCATCCCATTACCTTGCTTTTGGGTAGTAAGCCCCAAACCGTTTCTCCATTCATGCGCTTTCTGCCGGAACCACTGCACAAGTGGAATATCGTTCACGCATATTTTAAAATGCCCTTTCCTGCCTTTATCTTCTTCGAACGAGAAAGCTGCGCCTTCTGCGTGGAATTTACGGTTAAATTCAGGTGAATAGAAATCACCTTTCAACTTCACCTTCTTCAACTTGCACAATTCTTGGATAATCTGTTCGGAAAAGTGCAGCGTATTACGGCAGAAATCTATCAAGGGTAATAGTTTATCCACATGAGGAAAGTATCGTTTTACTTTGTCTATATACTCACTGAATTTGCTGCATTGGGTTTGGTGTTCACGTTCCATCTGCTTGATATATTGTTCTAATCTTGCATTTTGATTTTCAAGTTCTGCTATGCGTTGTTGAACCCTTTCCTTTTCCGCTTTCAATTTTCCGCCGCCTAAAAGAGAACCCACCTTTGCCACGAGTGCGGCTTTCGCCTCGGTCTTGGCGGCTTCCAGCTTCTCCGACTTGATTTCTTTCTTTACCTCGTCAAGTTTCTGTTCCTCCTGTTGCCGTTCCGTCTGCAACTGCTGTACATTGGCTTCGAGTTCTCCCGTCTGCCTCTTCAAGTCACGGTAGTATTGGGCGGTTGTGGTATGCCGTGCCTCCGAACCACGGATGCCACGCTGTAAGCCGTATTTCGCCATTGCCTCTGCGTAGCTGTCGTGATAGGCTGACAGCTTCTCACGTGTCAGCACGTCATCGGCGCACAGACGGACGGCATCCGTTTTCTTACGGTAGGTGCGCTTACCTTCCACCTGTTGCTTCTTTTTCGCTTTCCTGCGTTCGCCCGTTACTATCGGTACAACTGTAGCGTGGATGTGCGGTGTATGCTCGTCCATGTGCAGGACAGCCGAAACAGTATTCTCCCGTCCGAATGTGCGGTGCAGCCATTGCAAGTTGTCGGCACACCATTCGTTCAGCCTGCCCTCGTCCTGCACTTTCATCATGTCCTCGTGCGTGCCTGAAAGCACGATGCGGATTGCCCTCACTTGGTCAGGCGTTATCTTCCTCTTGATGCCTGCCGTGCGGATACGGTGGTTGATTGCCTCGGTGCGGTTCGTCACGCCGTCGGGGAATTCCACCAGTTCACGGTTGAGGCAGGTGCGTGTAGGGTCGGCGTTCTTGGGGATGGTCTTGCGTTCGATGTGGTCGGACGCGCCCGTGTCCGCCGAGCCTTTCGCCTTGTTGAATTGGATGCTTATGTATCCCATGTTCGTCTTTTGTTTTTATAGGTTCTACAAACTTGTTTGTTCATGCCCGTCCGCTGCGGTCGTGCCGCATGATGCAAACGGGGTTTCCAAAGGGGTGGAACCCCTTCGGCTCATTGGGGCGTTTTTAGCATTAGCGCAGCGGTGCGTGAAGAAAACGCCCTAATGAGCTATGGCTTTTCCGTTTCAGAAAATCCGCTGCGCTGTCGGTGGTTGCCGGATGCTTTTTCCTCTTTCGCCAGCTTGGGTGGTACGTCATGCCGTCATGGTTTCGTGCTGTCATGTTGTCGTGTCTGCTTGTCGGCATGATGGCATGTCTGCATACGTAATATCGCTTGGATTGCCCTGCCATTTCCCTACGGACTTGTTGATGTATGTAAAAGCGTTGAGTCGTTGAGAATAAATGGTAACGCATTGAAACATTGTGTTATACACATTCAACTTATTCTCAACAAACACATGATGCACAACAAACGACAGCGAAAAGAAAAAGTGAAGGCAGAACCGGATGCTGCCGCATTCACTTTTCATCGTCCGTTTGGCGTTGTTGGTATTCTGTTGAGCCTGTATTTTGCTATATATCAACATTATATTATATCTATTCAACAATTCAACAGAATATCAGAGGCTCTCCAGCAGTCCTTTGGTCACGGTGTAATACCTGCCCACATCTTTACGGGTATGATAGCGTCCGTCACCGCCATACACGTAGGTGGTATAGGTAAGCCCGTTGGGTGCTGGTGATAGTTTCCAGCACTCCTGCAACACTTTACGCACCTGCGGCTTCTCCGCCTTGACCTGCGAACACAGCAACAGGAGGATGATGTCATTCAGGCAGAATGACACCGTATCCACCTCCATCTTCGCCATGATGTCAAGCAGCAAGTCCGCCATCTCAATCTCCAGACGGTTGCGGTTGCTGCGGATTATCTTCCGCAGGGCTTCCGTCTCAATCAGCTTCGGCGAAAACCACATACGGCTTTCTTTTTTCGTTGATAACTCCCGATGGATTAGGAAGTACAGGAAAGCAGGGATTTCATCCTTCAGCTTTTGCAGGAAGTCGGTGTCATCACACTGCAACCGCTCTATCTTGCGTACCCAATAGTGCGTCTCGCCTGCATCGATGATGACGGGCAGATGCTCGTTGTTGGAACACAACACGAACTTGGCGAAGAAACCGATTTCGTTACGGTCTTTGCCCTTGGCTTCCACCTTATAGGACAATGTAGTACTGAGGTTCTTCAACCGTTCACTGTCCTCCCTGCGGTTGAGCAGTACTTCGTCCACCATAATGAGCAGCTTCCCTGCCCAATCGGAATTGAACTGGCTGCGGAAGTCCTCGTTGGTGTTGAACGTCACGTTGTCTTTAAAGATGGCTTTCAGGAAGTTGAGGAACGTGCTTTTGCCCGTGTTCCGTTCTTCGGACACCAACAGCAGGATAGGCAGCTTCTGGACAGGTTGCAGGTAAAGCAGTTGCAGGTAGTCCATGCCCAACTCGTATTGCTCTCCGAAGATATGCTCCACTAACGAGCGGATGCAGGGGAAGCCGCCTTCCTGTGGTCGGTGTCCTATCGGTTCATAGAGGTTGAGGAACTTTCCGACAACGGGTTTGTAGCCCACATGGTCGGGCACGGTACAGAAACCGTCATACTTCGGCACGGTAGCCATGCGGTCTTTGCCGTAGTCCTGCCGCAAGGTCTCGGAGTTCCATGCGATGCGCTTCTTCACGCATCCCCCGTCAATCAGTGGCTGGTCAACAATCTTGTAGAGGGTAGTTCCCACACGGATGAATTCGTCTTGTTCTACCATAGGTTTTGCCTGGTTTTATGTCGCCGACAGCAATGTCGGCAACGGGTTAAACAATCGGGCGCAAAGTTATGGTGTGACACATAAAACACTGATACGCAAAATGAAGCAAAACGGTGCAATCGTAACAAGCAGACAAAAAAATGCAGAAAATCGCATAAGGGAAAGGGGCTGGAAAGAAAAAAGAAAGCCCGAAGAAGCATGGCATCGTCACTTCTTCGGGCGGTTAGCGTAGGTACGTACCCACGCTCTAACACTCGAGCATCGGTCTGTTCATTGACACCCACAGGACTTGTCTTTCTTTTTGCCCGTACAACCTTTCCAACAGGGCTTTGCGTACCCTTCTCGCGCATGGGGTGTTGATGCGGAATGCGAGTGCCACGACCATAGACAGGGCATACACGTCCATGCCGTAGCCATCGGGCAAACGGATATACCGTTCTGCCTTATGTTGTTTCAGCACTCCACTCTTATATATGGCGCGAATAGCTGTACGGAGTGTCGGGGCGATTGTACCAAACAATGCGGACAGTTCTGCCTCCGTCATCCATACATTTGTAGAAGTGGGTATCATCACTCTACCGTACTCGTTCATCGTAATAATGTCCCGTTCCATAATCAAGCGGTTATATGGCGAAACGTCCGCTTATTTTGTTCTCAAAGGCGGAAATGTCGCTGTTTAGTTTCGTGTTCGTTACCTTGGCATAAATCTGCGTGGTCTTGATGTCCGTATGTCCGAGTATCTTGCTCACGCTTTCTATCGGCATACCGTAGTTCAATGCCATGACAGCGAAGCTGTGGCGGCTGAGGTGAAAGGAAACCGGCTTCTCAATGCCGCACTTCCTTGCTATGCTCTTTATGCGTTTGTTCACCATGTCAAGTGAGCCTATGTTGAACAGTCTCTTGTCTTTTCGGAACGGTTCATAACGCTTGATTATCTGCATCGGAATATCCATCAGCTTGACTTGGAACGGGACACCTGTCTTTTGCCGTTTCGACACAATCCACAGCGCACCGTTTATTTCCACGACATTGTCAGTCGTGAGGTTCTTGATGTCTATGAACGATATGCCCGTCCAGCACCCGAACAGAAACAAGTCCCTTGCCAGTGCGAAGTTAGGATTCTCCAGTTTGATTGCGCCCAATGCCTGAAGTTCCTCTTCCGTCAGGAAGCCGCGCTCCTTGTGGTCGGGGTCAACGTGGTACATTGCAAACGGGTTTCTCGGTATCTTTCCATTGTAGTGAGCCGTGGTGACGATATGTTTCAATGGTATGGAGTATATCCACACGGAAGATTGTGCAAGCCCTGCCTCGTTGCGCAGGTACAGGCAATAGTCGCGTATGAAATCCTCCGTAAGTTCGTTCATTGTTATGTCGGCACGTTTATATTGCTTTCTGATAAACTCGGCTACATACTTGCGAACAGTCAGGTATTTCAGATATGTGCGCTTGGAGCGGTCTTTACCCACACGTTTGGCAAAAGCCGCGTTCTCTTTGTCAAAGGCACGTAGCAAGGTCTCATATTCTGTGCCTATGCCCTGATAAGCATTACGTACCATTTCAGCGGTCACACAGGCTTCACGGTCTGAAAGACGTTGGTAGTGCTTTGCTATCTGTGCCTTGATGTTCTCCAACGCGAAGTTTACCGCCTGTGCCTCCTTGCTCTTGCCTTTGGCGCGGTTTCCCTTTGCATCCCAAAGTGCTTTCGGGATGGTCTGCTTGCAACTGAACTGTGCGATAGTCCCGTTGATGGTCACACGTCCCATGATAGGGACAATTCCGTTCTTCTCCTTGCTTGCGTTCACGTAGAACACGGTCTTGAATGTACTCCTCATAATCCTTACTTTTTGTTTGGTGCAAAATTAGTTTATGGGAGTTGTAAGGGCAGAATGTAAACCTACGCAGAACGCAGAAATATAGACCGTTAGTGTTAAAAGTGCATCCGATGTCGGGTAATGATTTGGAAGTGCATCTGTTTCCATATTCTTCCCAAAGCCTGTCTTCCCCATCTATGCCACTTTGTGCCAATCTATGCCGAAACCTCCTGACTGTCAGTTGAAATGCTCAATTCTGCTCAAATCTTCATTTTATCCTATTCTTTTTCCGAAAAAACCTTGCATTCCCTAATCCCTACCTTTTTAAGCACCCGAAACGAAAACGACCGATGCGACAGAAAGAC